TGAAAGCCGCCTGCGGATTAAAACAGCAGAACGAGCAGCTGAGACGAAGAATCGTTGTTTTAGAGAATCAGGCAAGAAATACCGTTGACGATATAGACGGAGAATTCGAGTAAAGGAGTGATAGAATGGAATTTGTAATCGGAGTGCTTATCGGCAGTGCAATTATGACAGTTCTTGTCATGTTCTCCCTCGCACAGTCAGCAAAGGAGACGGATGAACTTGAAAACGAGTTATTCGCTCAGAAGGTCGAAAAAATCAGGGCTAAACGCAACGAGAACAGTGAGAACGAGTAAAGGGTATATAGTTATATACCCGACAAACAAAAGCTATTATAGCGCATTTTAAAGCGCATACAGAAAGGACTAAGTGATAATATGGCAAATGCAAAGACTGAGATCGTAGAGATCAAACCAATCGAAATGAAAACTGTTGAGGTAACACTTATCGGAGATACACCGCTTATCATGCACGCATGGAGCGAAAAGGCAAAGAGAATGATGCTTGAAGCACAGCAGGGCAAGTCAAAGGGTAAGAAAAAGCCACTAAGAAATCCTGTTGACGATTTTATCCAGTCAATTTACTGGCTGACTGAAAAGCCTGAGTACAGTGATGAGCCAACAGAGGGAGAATGTGAAGAGGCATTTGAAACAGCTATTGCCAACGGTGCAAAGTTCGGATTCCCTGTTACAGCATTCAAACAGGCAGCTATTTCGGCGGCTTACAGAATGGGATGGGTAAAGAATCAGATGGGCTTACGTGGTGCTTTCTTCATTGAGAGCGAGTATGATGATATGCTTGAAATCAAATCCGATACACCTGTTATGCGTGAAGATATGGTAAAAATCGGCATGGGAACAGCAGATATCCGCTATCGTGGTGAGTTCCACAACTGGACAACTACATTCAAGGTAAAGTATAATGCGAACGGTGAATTTTCGCTTTCAAACATTATCAACATCATCAATGCAGGCGGTACGATTTGCGGTGTCGGTGAATGGAGACCTGAGAGAGACGGACAGTTCGGAATGTTTCATGTAAAGGCTGATTAATTAGGCAGTTTAGGCTGGGTTAGTTTTGTTTTGGCAAGGTGTGGCTTGGTATGGCAGTTAAGGCGTGTCAAGTTTTGCTGAGGTCGGTAATGGTTGGCTCTGGTTTGGCAGGCAAGTTGCGTTATGGTACGTTGGGTTAAGCTAAGGTACGTTCGGGCTTGGTATGGCAGTTTCGGCACGGTAAGTTTAGGTTAGGTGGGGCATGGTATGGCAGTTTAGGCACGGTACGTTGAGGTTCGGTTTGGCCTGGCGTGGCAGGCTAAAGCCAATTAATAATAACAAAGGAGTGATTTTATGGTTTACGAATGGAAATCAGGTTCAAGAATCAAAGGTAATGCACAGGAAAGTGGAGAGTTGTTCAAGCAACTCTCTGAGACAAAAGATGGACTGACAGCTGAAACGCTGTTAGAAGCAAACAAGCCCAAAACCGCACCACTTCACAACGATTATGAGTGGAATGACAAAAAAGCCGCACACAAATGGAGACTGCATCAGTCAAGACACTTCATCAACAGCATAGCGGTGAAAGTAGTTTCTGAGGATACCGAAACAGAAACAATCGTCAGAGCCTTCCACATTGCAGACGAACCGAGCCGCTATGAGCCTATAACTGCAATCATCAAGGAAAAGACGAAGTATGAACAGCTTTTACAGACAGCATATTCCGAATTACAGGCATTCAGAAGAAAGTACAGCGTGTTAGAAGAATTAAAACCGATATTTGAAAGCATAGAAAAGGTGGTTGACGATGAAAAAAGAAAACAAACCCCCGGGAATAGTCATATTCGTAGCAGTAATAGCGGCACTGATAGTGTTAGCACACTGTGAGCGAGTTAATGATATCCCGGGCGTAAGCGTAACAGGTGGGGGGATCACTGTTGATATCGGAGACTTCCACTATCAAAACTAAAAGGAGTAAAGCAATGGATAATATAAATCATCCCTCACACTATCAGGGAAAACACGAATGCATCGAAGTAATGAGAGCAATGTTCGGTGATGAAGCTGTCAAGGGCTTTTGCAGATGTAACGCATACAAGTACAGATTCAGGGCAGGAAAGAAAGCCACATCGTCAGCCGCTGAAGATATAGCAAAGGCTGAATTCTATGAAGATTATCTCAGAAAGATGGAGAACAGCGAGAATGACAAGCGTTGAATCTATCGGGGAACGAATCAAGAAAATACGCAAGAGTAAGAAACTGACACAGTATGATTTAGCTGATAAAGTCGGAACGACACCTTGCAGCATAAGCAATTGGGAAGAAGGCAAGCGGTACATGAGCATTTACTACTTCTCAAAGCTTTGCAAGGCTCTTGATGTATCAGCTGATTACATACTTTACGGAGAGGAGCAGGAAGAATGAAGAAGATCATATTTATCATAGCTGCACTGCTGACAATGATTTGCACTGTAAGCTGTGAGACTGTCGGCGAAGGGACAAGCATAGACACGGTGACAGGATATGAAGATCAAACTTGATATCGGCAAACTGAGACAGCAGATGCACAAGAATGGGATAAAGACATTTAAACAGCTTGCCAAAGAGTGCGGATTCTCGTTTTATTCGTTTCAGGACAACAAGAACAGGCGTGAATCTATCAGCAAAGAGCATTTGTGGCTGATCGCTGAATATCTCAGCTGTGATATGAAAGATCTGGTTTATCCAGATTGGGAAGATGGGGCGTAAAATGCAAAAATGATGTGGTTATTACATCATTTTAATGTTGAAATCAGCCCGAAAATGTGCTATAATACGTATAGTGGGATGCGGTAATGTGCTGATGCTTTGAGCGGCTATGCCTTTACCGCAATTCCGCACATCTATTCCAGATGGAATAAACCTCTTTCTTTCGTTCTACGCATAATCATGATTTGATGTTCTTTTGTCCTTTCTTGATAAGGGAGCGGTGTCTCGCTCCCTCTATCCCCTCTTTATGTTTGAATCGAGGTAGTGACTTAATTCAAGCACCATAAAGGCGCGAACAACAATTTCAAAATATGTGGATTTTTACAACGTGCCTTGTGTACAGGCAATACGGACAGGGTAATAACCTCCTTGCGGTAAGATGCGCAGATTAAGTCACAGCTATACTGTGGCTTTTTCTGTATATACACGCACCAGATTAACGCACACAGCACGATAAACAACAGGGTGGTATAATTACCCTATGAAAAATACAAGCGATTATACCGCATTTTAGACGGTGATAATATGAATCAGAACTTAAAAATTGAATATGTACCTATCGGCGATTTGAAGTCTTACGAAAGGAATGCAAAGCTGCATCCAAAGGAACAGATACAGCAGATCAAGAACTCAATCCTTGAATTCGGCTTTAATGATCCAATCGCAGTCTGGAAAGATAATGAGATCATCGAAGGACACGGCCGATTGATGGCAGCGGAGGAGCTGGCCTACAAGGAAATACCAGTCATCAGACTGGACAGCCTCTCCGACGAGCAGCGCAAGGCGTATATGCTGGCGCATAATCAGCTGACCATGAACACCGGCTTCGACCTCGATATCCTTAATCTGGAGCTCAGCAGCATCAAGACTATTGATATGTCAGACTTTGGCTTTGACCTTGATTTGCCTGATTTTGACGAGCCTGCGGAAGTAGTCGAGGACGATTACAACGAAGAACCGCCTGCAGAGCCGAAAAGCAAACTCGGTGATATATGGCAATTAGGCAATCACCGATTAATCTGCGGAGACAGCACCGACCCTGCGGTTATTGATAGGCTTATGGATGGAGTAAAGGCTAAACTACTTCTGACAGATCCACCGTATGGCATAAAAGCAGATAAAGGTTTTTCTGGAGCAGGCGGTTTTAATGGCAAGGGAAAACCAATAGAACGCAGACATTATAAAGACGAATGGGATTCTAAAAGACCCGAAAAAGATGTATTCGACTATATTTGTCTTATGGCAGAAAATGCAATCATTTTTGGCGGCAACTTTTTTACAGACGAATTGCCTGTCGGAAATCATTGGCTTGTGTGGAATAAACATAATACGATGCCAACTTTTTCAGATGCGGAACTTGCATGGACAAATATTAAAAGAAACAGCGTAAAGATATATGATGTTGAGTGGAATGGGCTTATAGGCAAAGAGAAAGAAAGATTCCATCCAACTCAAAAGCCTGTGAAATTGTTTGCAGATATTTTGAATGATTACACAGAAGAAAATGATGCGGTCTGTGACTTTTTCGGCGGTAGTGGTAGCACGCTAATAGCCTGTGAACAGCTAAACAGGAAATGCTATATGTGCGAGTTAGACCCGAAATACGTTGATGTTATAATTGACCGATGGGAGAAGTTCACAGGTCAGAAAGCTGTCAAATTGAACTGAAGTGAGATAATATGAATCAGAACTTAAAAATCGAGTATATCCCGATTGAGGATATCAAGCCATATGAAAATAATGCAAAGCTTCATCCAAAGGAACAGATACAGCAGATCAAGAACAGTATACTTGAATTTGGATTCCGTGACCCGATAGCTGTTTGGAATAACACCATAGTCGAAGGACACGGCAGACTGTTAGCGGCTCAGGAGTTAGGCTATAAGGAACTCCCAATAATCCGTCTTGATGATTTATCAGACGAACAGCGAAAGGCTTACTGTCTGGCACATAACAAGCTGACTATGAACTCAGACTTTGACCTTGATGTGTTATCGGCTGAACTGGACAGCATAACAGATATTGATATGTCAGACTTTGGCTTTGACCTTGATTTGCCTGATTTTGACGAGCCTGCGGAAGTAGTCGAGGACGATTACAACGAAGAACCGCCTGCAGAGCCGAAAAGCAAACTCGGTGATATATGG